ATGCATTTTTTAGAATTTAAAAGAAAGTTTAGTTTGTTAAATGAGGAAGAAAGAGAATTTATTTATAAACTTACCCTTGAAGATGCAATTAATTTTTTAAAAACAATTTATTAAAAAAATTTATTTTATAAAATCCCTTAATAACTAATAAATTTAAAAAATAATGTAACTAAGTAAATTGTTTTTAGATTAATTGTAGGTAATAACTTTTTAATATATAGGCAGTGAGCCACAAAACACCCTTAATGGAGATTTTATATTCTTCATTAGGGGTATTTTTATTTTAAAAATAAAAATAAATCATAGAAATTTTATAATTTCTATTGTAAATAAAAAGATTATTTTTGAGACTTTTCTAAATTATATAAATTACCAAAACTTTAAGTTAGAGTAATTTTTTTAAAATCTTTTATTTATCATATTTCTTATTTTTATCATATTTCTTGTTTAGGTAGCCAACAAGTAGCCAACACTTTTTAATTTAACAAATTAACTGCTTTTCTTAATTCCTCAATATCTTTGTGGGTGTATATTTCTTCGGTAGTCTTAAAATCACTATGTCCTATAAGTTTAATTATAGATGTACTGTTTGCATTCGCATTATTTAAGAGTGTTGCGAATGTATGTCTAGTATCGTGGATTGTATGAGTATCTAACTTTAGAAGCTCTAGCATTTTTTGAAATTGCTGTAAAAAATTAGGATAGTTATATTTACCACCTCTTTTATTAAAGAAAAAATAATCGCTTGTATAATCTATATTATTTTTAAAAATTTCAATTACTTTTTCTGAAATTGGTATTTTTCTAATACCAGCATTAGTCTTACTTTCAACGATAGATATTATATTTCTTTCTAGATCAACATATTTAGTTTTAAGATTGATTAGTTCTCCTATTCTAAGACCTGTATAGATTAAGATTAGAACAGCATAAGACATTTTCTTGATGTATCTATTTTCAGAATCTAAACTATTAAACAAAATACCTATCTCTTCTGATGTAAAAATTTTTCTTTCAACAACTTTTTCATTTTTCCCTAATTCAATAAACTTGATTCTGTTTGTTTCTATAAATTCATTTTTCAATGCAAATTCAAAAATCATATTTAATGTACTTCTAAGATATAATTTTGAGCCATAAGCTCCATCTAAATCATCAAAAAACTTTTGTAATGTATATAATTTCAAGTCTTTAATTTTAACATCATTAAATACATCAAGTTTTTTTAATTGGTTATTGATATTTCTTAAAGTAATATCAGATACAGTTTTTGAATAATTACAGTACCACAAATCTTTTACATCTTTAAAAGTTTTTCCACTATAAAGGGCTGGATTGTTTAAATATCCTAATAATTCAGTTTGTGCTTCTTTTCTAGTTTCATATGTTCCTATAACCTTTCTTTTTTGCTTTCCTCCTTCAAATCCGATTGTAATTCTTGCTATCCAGCATTTCTTTCGCTTGCCTTTAAGTTTATATACACTACCACTTCCATTTTCATTTTTCATAAATCTCCTCCTTTTAAAAAGAGAGAGCATTTATATAATACCCTCTCATTTATTAAAAGTAAATTAAATTTTTATTCCTGGGTAATATTTGTGGAAAAGTTCCTTGCTAACTCTACCACTACCCATACTTTTTATTTTTAATTTATTTTCTTTACAATGTTCTATATTTATCTGTTTTATTATTCTATACGCTGTTGCAGGAGAACGATTTAACATTCTAGCAACATCGGTAGCATTGTATGTTAAGTTATCCATTTTATACCTCCAATACCCATTTTGTTTTTTTAAATTCCATTATCTCACTTCCTCATAAGTTGCTATAAATATATCAGGTTTGCAAGGATAAAACTCTCCTTTAACACCTTTTATTATATAATCTCCAAAACTAGCCTTCATCATTCCCTCAAGTGTTTCTATTTCAATATAGCCTTGTTCTAACATCGCTTCACTAAAATCTTCCAGTTCTTCTGAACTTTTAGTTTCTTTATAATTCGCTCCATCTAAAAAATCAAAAACTTCTATAATGTTATCTTCTTTTAATTGTATTGCTTCTATTTGTACAGGTTTTTTTATATATTTCTTAATCATTATCTCACTCCTTCTCCCTCTGCGTTTTTCTTCTTCTTCTCTGTATCTATTTATAGAATCACAGTAATCGTTCGAGTTGTCTACTCCTCCACATTGCAACGCTTCCATTGTGTAGTATGCATCCAATAATAAATTTAAAGTTCTTTCATCCATTTCATACTTATCTTCTTTTATTTTATTAATATTCATTTATTCCTCCTATTTTCTATACTTTGAACATCTTCCCGATGTCGGCAATATGTTCAACATCTATATTTTCCGACTGTTTCCAAAATAGAAATAGTTGTTATTCCTTAAAAAAATTTAAAAGAATTTGTTCCACTTCGCTAAAATTTATTATGTAATTTTTCATTTTAGGGTCATCTGAATAATAATATTCTCTCCCAGTTACTCCTACAATTACAATTTCTTTTTCTCTTATTACTGCTCCTTCGATGTTTTTTAAATTAACCAATTCTGTTTGTCTACTTGAAAATAACGCTCTAATAGAATTCATTCTTCCTCCTTAAATGCTTTGAAATGTCCTTTATATATTCCTTTCAATTCTTTCACTTGTTCAGGATTTAAATATATCCCAGCCAAGTGATATTTCCTCATAAAATCAGTTCTTGAAATACAGTTATCAGCTTCGTTGTGATGCTCTCTACATAAGCACATCACTCTATAATTAAGCCCAGTATCTGATTTATAGCCTGAGCTTCCAACTCTATCAAAATGTTGTAGCTCTCCTGGTTTACCACATATACAACATATTTTCTTTTTAAGTGTTACCCAGATGAAAGTATCTTGATAATCCTCGGCAAACAAATCTCTTATTTCTTGCCTTAAAGGTATTTCCCAGTATATTGCCATTTCAAATAGCCACTTAACAAAATCATTGGCTTGTTTTTGTGTTAATGAATTTAACGATAGACTAAACCCTCCATTTTGAATTGCTAGGCTCTGTAATGCCTTTATAACATTGTCTGTAAGTTCATCTACTGTTAGGTTATCTTTATTGTAAATTGAAGAAATTAGGAACGCCTGAGCATTTTTAACAGTATCAAAACCATCATAGATTTTAGTAAACTCTCTCTTCATAAGTTGCTTTGTGTATGCAAGTTCTATAAATGATGGTCTTGCTCCTGCTTCATTCCCTTGCCAAAAGTTAGCAAAATCATCAAGCAACCAGTATATAAGTTTTTGTGTCTGTCTTGTGTATCCTAATTTCTCCATTTAACTACTCCTATCTTCTACAATCAAAAAGGAAATTCCTCATCAATATTATCAGTTGTTGCTTCTGTGTTACTGTTTGCACTATTTCCATCTTCTTTTTTACTTCCAACAAATTCAACATTTTCTACAATAATGTATTGTCTAGTTATCTTATTTCCATCTTTCTCATAACTATCAACTTTTACATTACCTCTAATTAAAATTTCTTGCCCTTTTCTGAAATACTCTGCTATAAATTCTGCTGTCTTATTAAATGCAGTACACAGTATAAAATCTGTTAAATCTTTATCCTTGCTATATCTGTTTACTGCCACTGTGAAACTTGTATAAGGTGTTCCTGATTGACTAAACAACAAGTTTATGTCTTTTGTTAATCTTCCTTTTAAAATTACTATATTCATTTTTACCTACCCTATCTTTAAATTTTTATTTTCAACAAGTCTTGCTCCTTGAACTTCTTCCCCAGCTTTTAGAGCAGCTTTTATTTTTTCTTTTGATATTTTTTCAGTAGTAACAACTTCTATAAATTTCTTGTCTATCAAACTTTCATCATAAATTTCAGTAGTAGTAGACTTAGTAAATTTAATATTTCCTAGTGGTGTTTCTATCTTCTCAATATTATTAGTAAGCATTGAGCTTTTAATATAAATCTTAAACTTGTCTAATTTCTTTTTAATGTTATCTTTCATAGCTTTTAATCTTTCTATTTCATTATCAAGAGCCTCAATAGTAAGTTCTTGATTTCTGACAACTGCTATTACATTTGCTGATTTATCTTTTAAATCTTGTGTTAGCTCCTCAGTCCATATTGCTAACTGATTTGAATTATCTGTCATTTCTCCTGTTTCTGAGTTAATACCTTGTTCTAAATATTCCATTCTTTCTATATAGTCTTTTGCTACATCATAAAATTTCATTTGCTCCCTCTTATTTTTTAAATATTTTTTGACAAGCCTCTTTTAATTGTTCATCTGACATTTGCCAAAATGCTTCTACTCCAAAATGTTTTAGAGTTTTTTCAAGTCTTTCTCCTGTAACATATTCAGTTAATTTTTCTATCATTCCAGCTCTACTGTTCAAATATTCTTGTGCCTTGTCTTGTTCTTTCTTAGTTGTTTTTTTAGATTTAGTAGAAAATACAACTGTTCCTTTACTATCTATTATTTCAAGTTCAGTAATAACTTTATCTACAACAGTTATTTCTTTAACTGAAAATTTATCTGTTAATGATAACTTTCCATTAGAATTTTTTATATATTTTTTATCACTTATCCATATAAATGGCGATGTATAAAGTTCTCTACCTATTCCCCAGTTAAAACAAGCTCTTTTAAAACTATCAGAGGCAAGTCCTTTTTCTTTTTCTGTAAAACTTTCTGTTCCTGTATCTTCTTTTTCTACCCATATTTTTTTATCTTCATCATATATAGATACAATGCAATTTGCATTTTCTCTACTGTGTTTTCTTTGCCAATTAAGTGGTCCTACTGTTTCATCTAAGACATCCATATCAACTCTAGCATTTTTATATAACAATAAAGAGAAACCATTTTCCTTTACTGTTTGTGGCTTAACATCTATTTCACTTGCTTTTAATGTTCTAAAATTTAAAATCATCTTTTCCCTCCTACACCAATTCTTCTAATCTATCAAATAAATAATCAATATTATTAATTATCCATTTGATTTTGTACTTTATTACTTGCCAAAAACTTGCCTTTTTAAATTCCATTTTTTCCCTCCATTTCTATATATTTTTCTATTATTTCCACAGCTTCAACAAGCGTTATCCCAGCTGGGAAAGGTATTTTATTCCAATATTTTTTTAATGTTTTACAGTGCATTTTCTCCCTCCTTAAAGAAGTTTTTTTAATTTAACCAACATAATTTCTTTAAATCTTTCAACAGTTATAAGTTCACCATTTTCCATTTCTGCTCCTTTATACATCATAAAAGTTTCAGAAAATTCAGTACACCAACCACTACCTCTTTCGCTTAAAACTTCTTGATATAACTCTGATTTACAAATTTCATCATAAATTTCGTATTTTTCTTTATCAGTTAATTCTTTCCAATATTTTTTCATTTTTATTCCTCCATTTCCCTTACTTCTCTAATAAAATCTTTTAATAAATCAATTTCCCCTTTTTTTACACCTCTTAAATAAGAAGTGTTATATCCAGCAACATCATTTTCATTTATTAACTTGTCTAAGTTTTTACTTGATGTTTTTACACTTTTGTACATTCTTTCTATTAACTTTTCCCCTATTTCTTTTTCTATATATGCCATTTATATTCTCCCTCCCATACCCTTATAAATTTTTTCTAATTTTTCAATAGCTAAGTCTTTAAAACCATGTTCACAATTTTCTAACTTAGTTTTAATTTTTTCATACCAATTTTTAGCTTTTGATTTATTAATGTAATAGCTTTGGTCTATTCCTAAAAAGTCCATTTGTGGTTTTGCTTCTAATTCCACAAGTCCAAATATTAATCTTGTTTCTTCTGATATAAAATATAAATCTTTCATTTCTTCTCCTCCTATATTTTCCAATTTTCCATTTGTTTTATTATTTTTCTAAGTTCAAAAACTTTTTTATCGTGAGAAAGTCTTAGTTTTTCCTTTTCTTCCTCATTACTTGCTTTTTGAAATTGATGAAATAATTCATTAATTTCGTTTTTTAAATTTATTTCTTTAGTTTCAAATTCACTATATTTCATTTTCTCCTCCCTTATATAAAATCTCTTATTGATAATCCTCTACTTCCGTATGGATATTGTTTCTCATATTCCCAGTCATTGACATTAAGTTTATCAATTTCTATTTCATTTTCTAAATTGTTTAATGCTTCAACAAACTTGCTGAAATCATTGAATTTATAATTAAATGGATAAGTACTATCAGAATGAACGGCTGTTATCTCTACATCTATATAACCTTGTTCTTCTGGGTTATCCCAGTAAGCATTTATAGAAGTGTATTCGTCTTCTAAGTATGCTAGGTCTGGTAATTTAAAATAGTTATCTATCTCACTTCCGAATAAATCTCTATGTTCTGTGTACATAATCCATTGATGGTCTGCAAATTCTAATGTAAAGTTTTTCATAGCCCCTCCCATATATTTAAAAAAGTTTTATACTTTTTGTATAAGTTAAACTTAAAAAAAATTGAGCACTTAAATTTAACTTATAACTAATTATACAGAATGTATAAAGAAAAGTCAAGAAAAATTTTTACAATTTGTATAAAATATTTTATAATTATAAAAAAGGAGGAGTTACATATGGAAAATAAATCAGAATTTGCAGTATTTTTAAAAAATTATATGGAGAAGCACGAATATAAACTTGAAGCCTTTGCAGATAAAGTAGGATATAGCTTTGGGTTAATAAGTCATTATATTAATGGTAGAAGAAGCCCATCATATAAATTTATAAGAGAATTTTTTAAAAAGTTTCCTTTAGCAGAAAAAGAAAAAATTGAAGTTTTAGAAATATTAAAAAAAGATAAATTACCAGAAGAAATTATGGAACTTGAAAATTTATCTAATCCTATGTATAGAGAATTGGATAGTAGGGGAAGAATGCAATTCAAAGAAATTGTTAAACAATCAGCATTAATGTTTAATGATGAAAATATCAAAGAAGAAGATAAACAAAAGGTTTTATTGGCTATTCAAGATGCTTTTTATGACGCTAAACAAAGAAATAAGAAAAAGAAGTAGTTAGGTGATTAAATGAATATAAAGCTAAGAGTTTTAAATTTAATTGCAAAATACAGAACTAGAAATCCTTTTAAATTAGCCAAATCATTGGGTATTATAGTAAAATTTGCAGATTTAGGAGAAGTTAGAGGATTATTTAAAAAGATTTTAAAAAATAAGTATATCTTTATTAATTCAAATTTAAGTGAGTTTGACCAAAGAATAGTTTGTTGCCACGAGTTAGGACACGCTATTTTACATTCATCAAGTCAATATCAATTTTTAATAGATAACACAAGTTTATTAAGAAGAAGCAGATTAGAAGATGAAGCAAACTTATTTGCAAGTTATTTATTAATTCCAGATAATGAGGTATTTGAGGAATATGAGTTTAACGAAACAGAAACTAATTTTTTGATGTTAGAAGAAATAAAAAGATTGAGGGGAGGTAATATATAATTTGAAGTTTTATGGTATAATATTTTAGGAATATTTTTATTAATTATATTTTCTCTATATTTTATTGAAAATTAAAAGAATTATAGGATATTATATATTAAAATATTCCTAAAATATTCTTAAAAAGAGGTGACGGATTTTGTATTTTGATTTAAAAATATTGAGAAAAAAAATTAATTTAACTCAAAAAGAAATGGCAAAAATTTTATCTGTAAGTCAATCAACAATTTCAAAATACGAGAAAACATTTAATGTTTCAGAAGAAATTTACAATAAAATTTTAATTAAATTTAAAAATGAAATTTCTGAAAAAGACAAAGAAAAAAATAATTTTAATGAAGAAGACATTGAAGGCTATCAATTAATGAGAGATTTAATTAAACCATATTCACGTATAGCATCTATAAATAGAGTTTTAATTGAACTTAATCAAGCTGTTACAAAAGCTAGTATTCAAATTGAAACTTTAACAAGTGATAGTGAATTTAAAAAAATTAAACATAAAGTTAAAGCACCAATAAAAACTACAACTAAATTTTTAAAAAAAATTCTTGATGATTTAGAAGAAATAAATAACAATGATTTTATTGAGATAGAGGAGGAAAATAAAAATGGATTTTAAAAATTTATTACCAAAAATACCACTTTCAACTTTTACAAAAGAGCAAAAAAGAAGTGCAATTCTTTCTTGGGTGTCTTATAACTCAAAAATAAAACTTAAATACTATGAAGTTCCTAAGGATAATCCAACAGCTCGTTCAACAGATTTGTGGCAAGGCGGAAGAGCAGAAAAAGGAAATAAAGTATTTATGGTAAATAGAATAAAACAAAATATTTCACTACATATATTGGCTGCTGATACAGACAAAGAACTAAAAGAAATAGTTGATAATATATCAGATGGAATCATTGAACAAGCTTTAATTGTATGTGAAGATATGTTTAATGCAGCATTAAAGGCAAAGACAAAAGCAGTAAGAAAAAAATATTTTAATGCTATTGAAAATATAGAATATTTAAAAATTGCTTTTATATTAGGTGTTTGTGGTTATGCAAAAGAATTAAAAAGTATAGGAATAGATATAAGACACAAAACTTTATCAATAAGATTAGATGTTATTGATAATTGTAAGAATGAACTTAACTATATTTGGAAAACTTATGCAGAGAGTAATAAAGATATTAATGACTATTTAGAAGCTCAAGAAAAAACTGAAAAAATATTTGAAAAGTATGAAAAGAAAATGTTAATTAATACTGCTGATATTGAACAATTAGCTAATGAAAAATTAATTTATGAACTTATGGGAGAAGAAAATTTAAACAAATTAATAAATATGACAGTTGATAGAATAAGAGAGAATATAACTGGTTACATAAGATTATTTGAAAATTATTAATTGTTTTTATTGAGGGAGGATTTTATGAAAAAATTTTTATTATTAATTTTTAGTTGTTTTTTAATTTTTGGTTGTTTTGAACAAAATGGAGATATAAAAAAAGAAAGTTTAAAAAAAGAAAGTGTTAATGGGGTTAATAAAAAAATAAAATTTTCTGATTTTAAAGATGAAAAAAACAAAGAAAAAGCAAACAAAATTTTCAACGAAGCATTAATTGAACGAAATATTAGTTTAGAGGATTTTAAGGAACTTGTAAAAAGTACTGATGAAAAACTTAAATTTGAAAGTGATGATTTTAATAAAGAACTTAAAGCTGTTCCAGTTGATGAAAAAATAACAGATAAGATAAAAATAGAAGCTTATCAATATAATTTTAATGATGACGATTTTGTTGTGGATTATTATGCAAGAGGAAACATTACATTCACTTGTATAAATGATAGTTATTTTAGTTTTGATAAAATAATAGTATTAACAGATAAAAATAGATATGAAATAACAGGTAATGTATTTTCTCAAGATTCAAATTTTGAAAATGGTAAAAGTTATCAAAGTGTAAAGTATGTGATTGACTCTGATAAGTTAAGTATGATATATGATATGGCTCTTTCAGACAATGTTAGAATTAGATTTACAAAAAAAGATAATAATTTAGATTTTACACTTACAAGTGAAGAAATAAATAATATAAAAACAATGGCTGATTATTTTTATTACTCTTTTGTATATACTAAAATTTTTGAAAAAGAAGAAGAAAAATTATAAAACCACTTTAAATAGTGGTTTTTTATTTTAAAATATAATTGCTTGACTTTTACTTATACATAATGTATAATTATTTAAAGGAGGATTTTATGAAGGTGAATAAAAAGAAATTAAAAGATAAATTAGAAAAAATTAGCTTTTCTGATTTGGCTAAATTTTTAGGAGTTACAAGAGCTAATATTTACTATCATTACTATAACCTAAAAAAAGGTAAATTAACCTTAAAATTAGATGTTATAAAAAAAATTTCTGTTTATTTAGTAGATAGAGATGACTTTTTTTTTGAATAACAATTATACAAAAAGTATAAAAATAAAAAAATTAAAGGGCTATTCTTTAATCTTTAATATCTAAGGCTAGTCCTTAGACACATAGCCATAAGTCATTTTTATCTTAGCTTTCAACCCCTCGAGAGTTAGGTTCCTCCCTTATGGCTATGCGTGTAAGAACTAATCTTACAAACATTTGCAGGTGTAAACAAGCTAGTGGTTGGAGTGTTAGACTCGGAATTTATAGGATAGCGATATCTGAATTTTAAAACTAGCCGTACCGTTGTAAGTCCGTCAATTTACAACTATATTTTTTGCTGCGTGCAGTTTTTTTGATGTAAAAAATCAGCCATCTTACATCTTTACCTAACACAGAAAAGGCAAGACCTAATCTGTGGACAATTCTAGCTAGCTGGTAAAGATGTTTGATGTAAAACTTATCTTACAATTTCTTGCAGTTTCGTATTTTAATAAAAAATACATTGAAACTAAAAGAAAAAGTTATCGTGTTAATTAGTAAATTTATTAATTGAATTAGTGGAGGCTACTTAATAGCTTGCTGGCTAATATGTAGCTTTCACTGATTGAATTAATAAAGAGAGAGTCAGCAAGCTCTCCAAATATACAGGAGGTAAAAATGAGTAAAACAGTAGTAACAAAAAAAGGTAATTTCACAACTATTCATAACAAATTAATAACAGATAATAGCATTTCTTTAAAAGCAAAAGGAATAATGCTTTATATGTTATCTAAACCAGCAGGTTGGAACTATAACCCAAAAGACATTGCTAATAATTCAAAAGATGGGTTAGAAAGTGTATACAGTGGATTAAAAGAATTGATAGAAGCTAAATATATCAGCAGAAGAAAAAACAAAGATGGTACTGTTGATTATTTTGTATTTGAAGATAATTCAGAAAATAATATTATAGATTATTCTATTCAAAAACCTAATTGTGAAAAGCCTGATATGGAAAAGCCTAATCAGGGAAATCCAAATAAGGAAAAGCCTAATCAGGGTTTTGCCGATGTATTAATAATAAAAGATTCTAATAATACTGAATATAATAAAAAAGAATTAAATAATAAAGAAAATATAAAAGAAATCGAAGAAGTTGTAAATCACTTAAATAAAAAAGCAGGAACTAAATACAAATCAAGTTCTAAGAATACAGCTAAACACATAAAAGCTAGAATTAATGATGGCTATACACTAGAAGATTTTAAAACTGTTATAGATAAAAAATGCTCCGAGTGGCTAAATACGGATATGGAAAAATATTTATGTCCAGATACTCTTTTTGGTACTAAGTTTGAAAAGTATCTAAATCAAAAAATAAATGGTGCTGGTGTTAATAAAAACACTCAAAATAATACACCAGCACAAGATATAAAATGGGGGGATTAGTATGTGTGTAACAAGTATCAAAGAACTAGCTGAAAAAATAAAAAACAATGATTTTGATTTCATAGAAAAAAAGCCAGTAGAAGTATTAGAAAATGGAGATATAGTCTTGAAAAGATGTGAAGTCTGTGTAGAAGTTATAGAATATAAAACTCCACAAGGTTATACATTTAGCAGAGACTGTGCTTGTGTTAGAAATTACAGAAAACAAGCAAGATTAAAAAGATTTAAGGACTTGTCTATAACTGATAGAAATGCCAGAAGTAATATTTTTTCTAATGCTGTTATAGATAAATCTAACGCAGAAGAAAGAGAAATATATAAAGAACTCTATAAATATGCTGAAAATTTTAGTATAGAAAAGCACGGATATATCTTTGCTGGTGGGGTTGGAACAGGTAAAACTTTCCTAGCAAATTGTGTTTGTAATATGCTTGATGAAAAATGTTTTTCAGTTTTAAGTTTTTCGTTAGGAGCATATTTTAACAAAATTAGAAAAAATATAGATGAGGAAGAAAGTTTTATAGCTGCCGTTAAAGATGTGGACCTATTATTTATTGATGACTTAGGAAGTGAATACATCAATAGAGAAAACGGTAAGATGTGGGCAGAAGAGAAGATTTTTAGACTGTTCGATGAGAGGTATAGAGCAGGAAAGCCGATTATAATCACAACTAATCTGAAAGTTGGAGAACTTAAAGAACATCTAAAAATTAATGGAGATGACAAGATTTATGATAGATTGAAAGAAATGTGTAAATATATAGAGTTCAATTGGAAAAGTAAAAGAAAATTAAAAATATAGGAGTGTATGATGAGAAAATTAAAAAATTATAGGAAGCAAAATAAAGAATTGAAAAATAAAATTTACAGATTAGAAGAAAAATTGAAAATAAATAAATTTTCTTATAGTTTACATTTTTACACATTATTAGTAATGTCAATTTTAGTGATTGTATTAAGTTTTTTAAAATAATAAATGCAGGATGAACAGATGAGAAAAATTAAAGCTAAATTTATTCGTTCAGAAGAATTATCAAATAAATGGGATAAAAGTTTTTATAGTATACAAGATGTCTTTATAGGAGTTTACACATATAAAGACTATATAATTTGTTTTGATAAATTTTATGATGAAAAGAAAAAGCAACTATTAAAGCATATTTCTATTAGTCATAAGGCTAAAAAATCTTTAAAAATAAATAAAGAAATTGAGTTTGTAATTCAACATTTTATTGGTAGAAGTTTTGAAATAGAGGAGCCAATATTTACTGATATAGTTTTAAATATATATGAAAAAATAGTTGAAATTTAAGGAGGAACAAATGGTAACTAAAAAAATAGAAACAAGAGATTATTTGAGAGCTTTTGTAACTAAGGCAAACAAAGAAGCAGGAGTAAAGTTTAACTCTTCTAAATTGAACAGTAAAGAAGAATGTGAGAACTATTTATTGAATCTAATAAAAGATTTGAAGCATAAGCCACAAAACAACAAGGCTTACATCAAAGAGATTGATAGTTTGAAAGAAGAAATTGAAATTTTAAATAATAATTTGCTAGCCAAAAACAAAGAAAAAGCAAATTTAAAAGATAAATTTGAGAAGCTGGAAGCTGAAAGAATATTTTATATAACACAAGCAAAAGAAGCTGGAGAAAAAAGAGAGAAAGCTGAAAAAGAAAAAGAATGTTATTCATTAGAAACTAATTTGTGGAAAGAAGATTATTTTAAAGAAAAAGATAAACATAATTCAACAAAAGCAAGATTAGAAGATTTTATGATTATAGTTTTAGAATTAGGTGTAATTTCAATCGTGGAAGCAGTTTCAATAGTAATGCTTTTATGGAAGTGATGAGATGAAGCAATCCTATACAATACCATACAAGCCTGATAGTATGAATACTCACTGGGGAATAGCAAAGAATGGAGGACAATACTTATCAAAAGCTGGGAGAGAGTTCAGGGACAATGTTCAAAATTATATAAAACTCTATAAGTATAAAACTTATGAAAAATCTGTAAAAGTTAAATTAGATTTATATTTTGCAGATAAAAGAACAAGAGATTTAGATAACTATTTTAAAGGAATATTAGATAGTTTTAAAGGCTTTCTATATGTAGATGATAAACAGATAGACAAGATAGAAGCAACGAAGCATATAGGAGCTGGGAAGAACTATTTTATCATAGAAGTTGAGGAGCTACAAGAATGAGTTTGGCAAAAATAAGAGATATCCCAAATTTAATAAAAAAGCTGGGAGATGGAGAATATAGAATAAAAGTTAAAGACAAAAGAATAATAATATTTTCTAAGAACACAAGATATGAAAATGAGGAGATAAAAAAGATTCTTGAAGAAGCTGGAGAAGAAAAAGATTGATTTTATATAAGAATATGATATAATAAATACATAGTGTATTACTATATTAGAATTTAAATTTAATAATATTCTATTTTAAATATTTTTAATGTATTACTATATTAGAAAAGCAGGAAATTAATCCTGCTCTTTTTTTAATTTATTCTTTTTAATTTTAATTTATACACATCATTTTGAATTTTTTTTAAAGAATTATAGTAATCACTGTTTTCCCCAGCATTTTGGTTTTTAGGATCACTATAATACAAATCCCTTAATTCTTTTGAAACTTCAACAATATGTAATTTATATTTTAAATTTTCATCATCAAAAATTAAATTTAGTAGTTCATCTTTAATTTTATTATTTTCAACATATTTACTTAATTCATATCCGTTTTCTTTTAAAATTTTACTAAGTTCTTCATAATCTAGTAATTCATCATAAGCATAAGAAATTTCATACTTACCTCTAATCATATTCACTTTTGGTTTATGTCCATAAACCACACCAAAATTTGTAACTCCTAATGCATTTTCATAACTTCTTAAAATAACATAATTTTTCATCTTTAATACCTCCTAAATTTTTTTATTTTTTATTAAATTTTCAAGTTCTTCTAATTCTTCAAGTGTAGCCATTTCATTTATAAAGACTCTAGCACGACTTTTATAAGTGCTGTGCCTAGTTTTTTCTTTTCCTTCTTCTGTAGCTCTATATCTTTTGTTGGCTTCGTTTTGTTGCTCTTGGGTTTTGTACCCTTTTCTTTTTTTTTCTTCCATTTTCTCCTCCTTAAATTGTGAGGGGCTTTTTACCCCTCAATTATATAATCATCATATAGACAACTAAATTTATTATTGCTTTGCACTCTAAACATTTTATTATTTTGATTATACATTCTGATTAGATGTTCTCTATATTCTCCTTTAACTGTAAATGGGACTTCAACTTGTGAGCAGTATCCACTATCTAAGTGAGTACATACTATTTTAATTTCATTGTTATTTAAAGCATTTATTATTATTTTTCTTGTTAATTTTTTCATTTTGACCCCCCTTAACTAATTGTTATAAATTCCCATTTCAAAAAGTTTTTTGTCTGATTTTATTAAATTATAATTTTTATCTTTTCCAAAGAAAATTTCATAAATAGATAACCATCTATCTATATTTATCTTTTCAGAAGAGATTCCAAAATTATCATTTACATATAATTTTTTATTTTCTTCATAAACAGTTATTACCTTTCCATCATTCCAGTCCATTAATCTTGAAAATTCTTTCATTTTCATCACTCCTATTATTGATTTTTTATTTAAGAAGTGATATAATCTAAGTAGTTAAGGCTTAGAGTTTATCACTCTTAGTTTTACCCCTCAGAAGAGGGGGGATAAATTACTTTTCCTTTTTCTCAATTGTAATTGTTAGTGTCCAGCTCCCAATCACAATTTTGATTTGAAATTTCATTTTATCACCTCCTTTTTCCTTGAGGTACTTTAATGATATCATACTTGCACAAGTATGTCAACACTTTTTTTAAATATTTTTTGTAGAACTAAAAAAGTCCAATAATATCAATGAAAAAAGTGTAAAAAATTTTTAAAAATTAAATAATAAAATATCTTACAATCAAAATTTTAATTAAAAAGTAGATGGGATATATAAGAAGAAAGTTTATAGAAATATAAGCAACTTTTTATGTATCCCATTTTTTTATTTTTTTACAGGAGTTTTTTATGAAAACATATAAAAAATTTTTTGATATAGGTTTCAGAGATGCACCAGTATTATTTGCATTAGGAAAATTACACATAGGAAGCTATATAGATACACATACAACATTACTAAATAAGGTATTAGGATTAAATTTAGAATTTGAAACAGAAAAAGAAAGTTTAGATATAAACAGAAATTCAAAAGAAATAGTAAGGTTTGAAGATATTGAATGTCAATGTTTGTTTGGAAATTTAGCACAAGGAACTATATATTGGGAGCATTTTAATGATAAGAAATTATTGAATAAAGTTGAAAAATTAGAGCCAAATTATAGGCATAAAATACTTTGGTACAGGCAAAAACGAGGTAAAAAATGAAAGAATTGAAAATTATAAATAAAAATATAGATGACATCAAAGAATATGAGAACAATGCTAAAGAACACCCAGATTGGCAAATTGAACAGATAGCTAATTCTATAAGAGAGTTTGGATTTAATGACCCCATAGCAATTAATGCAGATAATCAAATTATAGAGGGACACGGAAGATTATTAGCAGCTAAACAATTAGGATTGAGTGAAGTACCTTGTATTGTGCTAGATGGACTTACAGAAGTTCAAGAAAGAGCATATATAATTGCACACAATAAAACAACAATGAATACTGATTTTGATTTAGACAGATTACAGTATGAGTTAAATGCTCTGAAAGTAGAAGATTTTGATTTAAGTTTAACAGGTTTTAGTGATGATGAAATAGACAGACTTTTAAATCAAGTAGATGACATTAAAGAAAATCAAGAGGAATTAAAAGAAGATTATGAGGAAATAGAAGTTGAAAAGATAGTAATTAAAACTGGAGATTATATAGAACTTGGAAAACACAGGTTATTATGTGGAGATTCAACAAATGAAAATGATATTAAAAAATTATTAAATGGTAATGTACCGACATTACTCTTTACAGACCCACCTTATGGGATGAAAAAAGAAAAAGATGGAGTGGCAAACGATAATCTTAATTTTAATGATTTATTGGAGTTTAATAAAAAATGGATACCTTTATCATTAAAGTACATAGCTGATAATGGTAGTTGGTATTGCTGGGGAATAGATGAACCTTTAATGGATATTTATTCAAAAATTATAAAACCTTTAATAAGAGAAAATAAGATCACTTTTAGAAATTTAATCACTTGGGATAAAGGAAATGGTCAAGGGCAAAACTGTGAAGATTTTAGAATGTACCCAATAGCTGATGAGAAGTGTTTATTTGTGATAAAAGGTGTTCAAGGCTTTAATACTAATTCAGACAATTATTTTGAAGGTTGGGAACCTATAAGACTTTACTTATTGGAGCAAAGAAATAAATGTGGTTGGGATATTCCAACAATGAAAACGATAGCAGGGCATTCAGATAAAAGTAGAGACCATTGGACAGATAAAAGCCAATGGAATTTACCAACAAAAGATGTGTATTTAAAATTTCAAAAATGGGCTATTGAAAATAATGTGGATGCTTTCAAAAGAGAGTATGAAGAAATTAAAAGAGAGTATGAAGAAATTAAAAAATCTTTTTATGAAACAAGAGCATATTTTAATAACACTCATGATAATATGAACAATGTTTGGCATTTTGATAGAGTTGTAGGAGAAGATAGAGAAGAAGCAGGAGGACACGCAACACCTAAACCCATTGAATTATGTGCAAGAGCTATAAAAAGTAGCAGCAGAGAAAATGACAGTGTACTTGATTTATTTGGCGGAAGTGGAAGCACTTTAATAGCTTGTGAACAATTAAATAGAAGTGCTTATTTAATGGAGCTAGAACCTAAATGGGTACAAATAATCATTGAAAGATATTTAAAATTCACAAATAACAAATTTATGAAAATAAATGGAGAAGAAGTTGATTGGTTAGAATACAAAGTAGGTGATAACAATTGCTAAAAGTAAATATGAAACAGATGTTAAACCAAGACTTATAGAAATAGAGGCTTGGAAAAGAGATGGATTAACAGATGAACAAATATGCAATAACTTAAATATAAGTATCCAAACATTTTATACATATAAAAGTAAATATATTGAGTTTTTTGAGGCTATAAAAAAAGGTAAAGAAGTTGCAGATATAGAAGTTGAAAATGCTTTATTTAAAAGAGCCATAGGCTATAAATATAAAGAAGTTATAAAAGAAGTAAAAGAAATAGATGGAAAGAAAAGCACTTATATAAAAGAAGTAGTAAAAGAAATGCCAGGAGATGTAGGAGCACAGATATTTTGGTTAAAGAATAGAAAATCAAGTAAATGGAAAGATAAACAAGATATAGATATAGAAGATAACAATGTATCTATAACTATTAATGGAGTTAAAAGAAATGGAAATTAATATACAAGCTAATGAGCATTTTATTGATTATCTAAATAACTGGGATAAGAGATTCTATTACATTGTTGGAGGATATGGAAGTAGTAAGTCTTATCATACGGGATTAAAACTTGTATTAAAAGCTATACAGGAGAAAAGAAGAATATTAGTAGTAAGAGCAGTTTATAGGACCATAAAAGAGAGTTGTTTTTCACTATTAAAAGGAATTATCAGTAATTACAACTTGAATAGATTATTCACATACACAGTAAACCCACTTCACATAAGATGTAGAAATGGAAGCGAGTTTATCTTTATGGGACTAGATGATAGTGAAAAATTAAAATCTATTGATAATGTAGATATGATTTGGATTGAAGAATGTTCAGAAGTTTCATACAACGCTTTTAATGAATTAAACGGGAGATTAAGAGCATTAGGAAAAGACTTACATATATTCTTAACTAATAACCCAGTTAGTATTAATAACTGGACTTATGAAAGATTCATAAAAAAATCAGGAATAGATGAAGAAGAACTTTATCAAAATAGAATTATGACAACAGATGATACTTATTATCATCATTCAGTTGTTGAGGATAATGCTTTTGTTACTGATGAATATATAAAGCAATTAAAGAATTTTGAAACTTATGATATTGAAAGATACAGAATAGCATATCAAGGAAGATTTGGAATAGTTGGAGAAAGAGTATTTAACAATATTCAAAAAGCTAGTGATATGGAAGTACAAGCAATAGTAAAAGAACTTAGCAAGTATGGATTAGGTAATTTATATGATGGCTTAGATTATGGTTTTAGTATTTCTTATAATGCACTCGTTAGAATGGCTATAGATAGGGAAAATAATGTTTTATATATTTATGATGAATTATATAACAAAAACTTAATCACAAGTGAATTAATTAAGTCTATGGATTATATCAAGCAAAATCATAGAGAGATTATTGCAGATAATGCAAGACCAGAAACAACAGAAGAAATAAGGCGTGCAGGATTTAAAATAATCAATTGTGAAAAAGGTGCAGGAAGTGTATTAGATGGATTACAGAAGCTCAAGAGTTTCTATAAGATTATAGTTTCTGATAAATGTAAGAACACATATAGAGAACTTACTGAACTATGCCACGAAAAAGATAAGAACGGGAATTACTTAGAGGATAAATTTACACTAGATCCTCATACAGTGGATGCTATGAGATATGGACTAGAAAAGTATAAGGCTACTACATTTAAGAATGGGGAAATAAGAAAGCCACTAGGAGTTTAAAGATGGAGAAATCAAGGATATTAAAAGCATATAACGAGTATATTCAAACTGATATTCACAAAAATTGTGAAAAATACAGGAAGTTATCAGATGGTAAAAGTGCAGATGTATTTTTCTCAGATGTAAGAGCAAGAGTAAATTTGGAATATATGGGAATAGTAGACAAGCAAGGTTATATGAAATCTTACAGTATTAATAACAATAGCTTAACAAGTAATAGCAAAGGTTGCAGCCTTAAAGATTTAGTTGTGGGCAATGGACTATTACAAGCGACAACAAGACTTTATGCTGAATATGCAACAAGTAAGAAGTTAGTAACTAATCAGAAAGATTTTGACCTTATAAAAGATTTTGATTTAGATGATTTACTAGGTAAAACTATGGTTATTCAATCTTGGGCTGGGAAATTACTTTTAAAAGGAGTTACAGAGTTAGATAGATTTAGTTTTTATCCAGTTACTCCAAAAGACTATTTCCCAATAAGAAATGAATATAATCCGAAATTGATAGATGGCTATGTAATTTATAACTTATCACAAGATGATAAAAGTAAAAAAACTCTTATTTGTGAAGTTTATGAGTTAGATAGCATTGAGTATAGAGCATATAAAATAACTGATAATTCTATAACTGAGATAAATTACCCTTTTGATTTAACAAATAATGGAATGGTTGCAGATGGTTTAGGTTATAGAGATAATCAAGCACAAGGTTGGGCAGTAGTAGAAGTAGAGAACATTTTTGGTAAAAGTGATTATAATGATGATTTAGTTGGAAATGTAAGGGAATTAGTAATTGGAGATACTTTAACATCACAAGCATTTCAAAAGGTTGCTAATCCATTGTTGCAAGTTCCAGACAGTGTAATAGAAGTTGATAAAAATGGGCGTAGCACTGTAAGACTAGATGGAAGAGTAATTGTTGTAAATAAAGATGATAAAGAAGTCAAGCAAGTGCAACTTGAAACTAAGACACAAGAATGGAAGTTACACAAAGAAGACATCAAAAATAATATTTATAAACAATTAGGAGTAAATGACCTAGCTTTTGGAATTGATTTAGGAGGAAGCATATCAAGTGGAGAAGCTAAAAGAAGAAGTTTGGAAAGGACTATTGCAACAGTTGAGAGCAAAAGGACTAAATGTATCACAGGAATAAAAAGCATCATTCTATGGGGATATAAGAAAATAAAAGGTGAAGAAATTGATTTACAAATAGAAACACAAGATATTTTAAGTTTATCACTAACTGAAAAAATGTCTATTGTAGTACAAGGTATTCAAAACAATGTAATGAGTTTAGAAACAGCTATCAAGTTTTTAGGTCTTTTAGGAGAAAAAGAAGATAAAGAAATAGGATCAATAAAAACTAATATAAGTTATCAAGAAAAACTTATAAATATTTTAAATATACTTGCTGGAATAACAAGAGAAGAGCAATTACAAGTTAAACTTGAAGAACTTTCAAAAGATATAATGAAAGATTTAGGACTAGAAGTAAAGGAGGAATAACATATGTTCCCAGTTGCTCAAGAGAATAAATTAAGATTGATATTTCAGTTTTATACAAAAAAGAGAGTTAAAAGAGCAAAAAAATATATAAATGCAGGACAACTCCCATTATTTGAATTAACAGATGATGAAAAAAGAAACATTATAAAAGAATTAACAAAAGTTGCTATTGAAGTTAATTTATCAACATTTGAAAGTTGGAGAACTTTAACAGATGAAGATTTAAAAAGAACTGATTTAGAAGGTGCTAAATACTGGATAAAAAAGAATTATGATTTATTCAATAATACATCAGTTACAGCTGATAAGTTAATGGATATAAGGCAACAAAGAATAATAGATACAATCAAAAATTATAATAGAAATTTAGATGTATTAAAAAATGGAGAAGTACCAAAGTCTACATTAAATGCTTTGAAGCAAGATATTGCTAACAATAGAGCTAGTAAGGAGATTAAAGATATTGTTAATAGTATAGAGAATGGAACATATACAAATAACGATATTAACAAGCTCCAAACTTGGCTCAATAATAGAAATGAAAATCTTGCAAGAAATGAAACAGGAAATTTATATGCTCAAGAATGTAAAGACTTGATGATTGAGAATGGTATTGAACATTTTGTTTGGCATACGATGAAAGATGATAGAGTAAGAGAATCACACGCTGAACGAGAGGGCTTAATATTTAGTATCAATGATGAATTACCAGGAGAAGATTTTAATTGTAGATGTTGGGCTGAGCCAATTAGATTAAATTAATTTTGTGTGAGAAATTACACGAGAGGAGAAACAATGGAATTAAAAGATGGAAAAATAGTAATAACTGATGAAGAAAAGAAAATATTAGGAAGTGATGAAGGTAAGAAATGGCTAACTGACAACAAGTTTATGATTGAAACAGTAAAGGAAGTTGAAAAGCCAATTACAGCAGAGGCAGTAACTAACTTTATAAGTAAAAATCAAAGTTTATCAGATAAACTGTATAATGACAATGCTATTAAATTCTTAAAATCAAAGCTAGGAGATAAGGTAACTTCTGATGATTTAGGAAAAGAAATAGTATTTAAAAATAGTTTTGAAGATTATAAAAAAGAAGCTATTAAAACAGCAGCAAGTTTTGCACTAGGAGCAATATCGCCAAAATATAGTTCAATGCTTGTAAATGCAGTAGACTTTTCTAAATTAGATATTAAGGATGGAAAGATTACAGGTTTTGATGAGCAAGTTGCTAATTTTAAAACAACTTATCCAGATTTATTTAATGAAAAAGGAAGCACTACACCAGCATCGTTGCCACCTAATAATGGTAATTCAAAAGTTAAATATGAAGACTTTATCAAGATGTCAGATGTAGAAAAGGCAAAATTAACAGATGAGCAATTAAAGGAAATATTAAGAGAAAAATAGGAGGATATAAATATGTCATATCAAACTTTTAAACCAGAAGTATGGGCAGAATTAACAAATAGAAACTTAAATAAGCAATTAGTTTTTGGTGCATTAGCAAACAGAAATTATGAAGGAAAAATAGAAAATATGGGTAGCTCTGTAAGAGTGCCAAGTATAGGGTCAGTTACTGTTGGAGATTATACAGGAGCAGATATAACATTCCAAGAAGACACAGGAGCATATCAAACAATCAATATAAATAAAGCTAAGTATTTTGCTTTAAAGATGGATGATGTAGATAAGGCACAAGCTATACCAGGAGTTATAGAAGCATTAACAGACCAAGCTATTTATGAAATGGCTGATGTTGTTGATACAGAACTTGCTAAATTATATGCAAAATGTAAAAGCAAAGTTGCTGGTATTATAGGTACTGATAAAGTATCAGATAAAATTATAGATTTAGCAGTAAAAATGGATGAAGACAATGTCCCTACTGCAAATAGATGGCTTGTAATTTCACCTGAAATTTATGGGCAACTTATAAAAGAAGTTCCAACAATTTCAAAAGGAGAAAATACACTAGGAATTAACCAAAGTTATTTTATTGGAAGCTGGGGAGGATTTACTATCTATAAATCTAACAATGTACAAAGAACAGCTAAAAAATATCACTGTATGGCAGGAGTAAGTGCTGGATTAACTCTTGCAATGCAAATAAACAAAATGGAAGCTGGAAGATTTGAAAAATCATTCGGAGAATATGTAAAAGGATTACAATTATTTGGTTGTGATGTTATGGAAACAGAAACAGGTAAAACAAAATTACTATGTGAATTAGAAATATCACAAGCATAATGGAGAGTTAAAAGCTCTCCCCTTGTTTTAAGGGGGATAAATGATAGGTTATGTAACATTAGATGAAGCAAAAGAATTTATAAAAAATAGATATGAAGAAGTATCAGAACAAGAATTATCAAAAGGCTTGTATAAGGCATTGGATAAAATTGAAAGTTTAATGATAAGAGATAGTGGAAAATCAGATAAACAAGAATTAATATTCCCTAGAATTGATGAAGAAAAAGTACCTGATGAAATTAAAAAAGCTCAGATATTGGAAGCCTATTCAATAGTTAAAGACTTAGATGATGACTATATAGGAGATGTTGAAAAAGGAATAGCAAGTAGGAGTATTAGTGATATGTCTGTAAGTTATTCACAGGATAAAGTAAATAAAATAGGTAATGTAGTATTTGCCAGTACTCAAGCTATGAATATCTTATATAAATATGTGAGGAAAACTTATGATTGGAGTTAATGTAAAATTCACAACTGAAAGTTTAAAGAAGTTTGCAGAGATAGAAAAACAATTAAATCTACTAGCAAAATGGAAGTTAGTTGTACAGTTTAATGAAGATAATACAGAAGAAAATGGGCAAAAAATTGAACTTATAGCAATGTGGTTAGAGTATGGGAATGAGGGATTTAATGTTCATTATCCAGCTCGTCCATTTTGGAGAACAGCAATAGACGCCAATATGCAAAAAATAATGAATAGATTTATATTTAATGCTAATCAAGTTGCTAGTGGGAAAATGCAAGCCAAGCAATGTTTTGAAGATATAGGAAAACAGATAGTTCAATATATTAAAAAAAGCATAGAGCAAGGAAGCTGGGCAGAACTTGCAGAAAGCACTATAAAAGCAAGAGAAAGAAAAGGGAAAGATTCAAAGCCTTTAATTGATACTAGGACAATGATTAATAGCTTAGAATATATAGTCAAGGAGATTTAAAATGAAATTCAAATTATCGCAGTTTGCTAAAAGTGAGTTAAGAAAATATCAAGTAATTAGAAAATCTGAATATGATATACATAACCCAGATGGAGCAAAAGAAGTTTATCATTGGGATATGGTTATTTATAAGAAAACTTTAAAAGTAGCAACAGCAGATCCTAATTCAGCAATTAAAGTTTTAAATCAACTTAACGGAAAGATACTTAAAAGCTATGGATTAAGACTAGGAGATATTATAACAGTTGAAAGTATTAATTATAGAGTAGTTGAAATACTACCAAGATTATATGCAGATTTTAATGAGTTTGTGTTGGAGATGATGAAAGATGAATAACATAGATTTAGAAATATTGTTCCTGGACAAAATAAAAGAATTAAATAATAAATTTCAAGTTATACCATTTGAATATCTTTCAAAAGTAAATGGACAACTGAAATTACCAAGAGTTCTTGCAAGGACTATTTCTAATAATGTAATTCATAGATACACAAATGAAAGAGAAGATACAGAGAAATACGGAGTATTCAAGCAAATAAATATAAACAAGCATATAATTAGTTTTTCATTTACTCTGAGTAAAAAGGATAGTTTTATAGATGTAGCAGTGATTAGAGATTACTTCACAAATATAGAAGCTATAAACTGGTGGATTAAATTAAATGGGCTGAACTTAGTTATTGAAGAAGTTGGAGAGTTAAAAGACATTACAGATTATTCAGCTAGTGATTTACTTGAAAGATATGTATTTGATGTAACTGTAAGAACTTCTAAGGAACTAAGAACAGAAATAGAAATTATAAAAGATGTTAAATTCAATATTGAAGGAGGCAATTAATGGGAATAATATTAGGTGCTGAAAAGAAAATAGTATTTTTAAATACTCACAAGCCAAGTCCAGTTGACCAAGCAACAGTAAATATAATTGGTGTATTTAGTACAAAGAAAGCTATAACAGAGCAATTAATAACAAGTATAAAAGATGTAACAGGAGTTGAAGCAACAGATGATGTCTATAAGATATTACAAGCAGTTTTTAATGGTGGAGCTAAACAAGTATTAGTATTTGGTAAGGTAGTAACTGGAAGCAATTACAAAGACTTATTTGATAGTGTAAAAAATGATTGGTTTGGTACTGTAACTGATGAAACAGATTTAGAAAAAATAGCTTTAATATCAAAAGAAATTGGAGCAAGACAAAAAATGTTATTTGCACAAGCAAAATCTGATACAGATATTATGACAGTAGAAACTAAAATAAAAGCTATTGCAGAAGATACAACATCATTATTTTTCAGTAAAAATGATGAATTAATAGCAGGAGCAGTTGCAGGTTATTCAATACCACAATTTGCAGGAAGTGTATTGATAGCCAATAAGTTAATCAATGGAGCAGTAGAAAGTGGTTTAAGTGGAGCAGAACAAGGAGTTTTAGACAAGAATAAAGCTAACTATATTGCAAGAATGAAAGGACAACTAGGACTTGCTAATGGAGTAACTGTTACAGGCGACCCAATAGACTTTATACACTGTTTAAAAGCATTGCAATTTAGATTAGAGGAAGATTTAACATTATATTTGAAAGCTACTCCGAAGCCTACATTTGCAAATTTAGGACCTTTGAAAGCAGTAATTTTAGATAGATGTAATCAATTTGTAAGAATGAAAGCATTGGTAGAGGATAAAACATTAGTTGATATGGTGCCACTTGAAGAAATTCCAAAGAATGATATTTTAAATGGTGTTTTAACAGGGGTAAAAATTACAGTTTACTATGCTTATGGTTTCAGAGAATTATCATCAGATTTATATTTCGCAGTTTAGGAGGACATAAATGGCTAATATATATAATTATGACAGCAAAAATTATGAATTAATATTAGGAACTATAAGAGTTGAAGATTATGCAGAAGATACAAAAATCACTATTGAATATGATAATGATTTTAAAGGAATAACAAAAGGTATAGATGGAGCAAGAAGCATTAATCAACATAATGATTATGATGCAGTAATTAAATTTAAAATATTACAAAATTCACCATTAAATTTAGGTTTTAAACAAATGGCATTAACAGAAGGGGATAAAGGGATATTCCCAGTTACATTTATAAACAAAGGTTTAGATGGAACATTAGGAGCTTTCTCAGCAAAAGGATTTTTTAAAAAAATACCTAATTTAGAAATAGGAGCAGATGCTAAGGCACTTGAATGGGAAGTACAATGTATAAATTTAAAATTAGCATAATAGAGTAGTTTTTACTACTCTATTTTTGGAGGATAGAATGGAAAAGAAAGTAATAAAAGTAAATAATTACGATGTAACAGTTATGGAACAGCCAGCAAGTTATGTTTTAAATTTAGAAAAGAGAATAGGGAGAACTCATATAGTTGATTATACAAAAGAAATTTTAAAGTATCCTAGTGGAGTTAACCCAAAACTTGAAGATATTATAGGAGTACCTGAAAGTATAAAATATAATGATTTAGAGTTAAAACTTTATGATAATGGCATTTATACAATGGAGCAGCTATTTATATCAGGAATTGACAATGTAGTATTTACAGGAGAAAAATTTTTAAAATTATTAAGTAAAAATATAGATAATTACAAATATAAAGAAATAGAAGAAATAGGACTATCAGTTTGGGAGCAAGTAAAGAATATCGCCTTTTGTGGTTTTATTATGAGCACATTTCGTGGAATGTAATTTAAACTATAATGCAGAAAGTATAGAAAGAATGATAACTGTATATGGCTATTTTATAAGAGATTTTGAAAGGGCAGAAAATTATTCAGTTAAGAAATTAGTAGAATATTTAGATAGAATTTCAAAGATGAATGAGGTGTAGTAATGAGTGTAGTTGGAGCATTAAAATTTAATATAGATACTTTTTTAAATTCAACAGGTTTTAAACAATTTAAAGCTAATTTAAAACAATCTATGAGTTTGAGCCAAAGATTTAAAGAAGTAACAGGAAGTACACTAGGGAAGTTAGCTATTGGATATTTTTCAATAAGTGCCCTTGTAGGTCAATATAATAAGGCAGTTGAAGCAAGTAACTATCAAATAGAACAAGAAGCTAAGTTATATAACACTTTAAGAGCTCAAAATTTTAGAGATGACCAAATAAAATCAATTATAGATATGACAGGAGAATTACAAAAATTAGGAGTTGTTGGAGATGAAGTAACTATTGCTGGTGCTCAAAGATTGGCAACTTTTAGAATGCAAGAAAGCAGTATTAAAAAATTATTGCCAGTTATGCAGGATATGCTTGTAAAAGAAAAGGGATTAAATGGTACAGGACAAGATATGGAAGGTATTGCCAGTATATTTGCTAAGGCTATGAATGGTCAAACAATGGTCTTAAAAAGAAATGGAATTGTCTTATCAGAAAGAGAGGAACAATTACTAAAAGTAGGAACAGAAGAACAAAAAGTTGCTCTACTTGCAGAAGCAGTAAGAAGAAGTGTAGGAGAGCAAAATAAAGAATTTTTAAAAACACCTGAAGGTAAAATCATAAATGCCAAAAATAGAATAGGAGATTTATACGAAACTTGGGGAATGTCTATAAGAGATACAAGAGCTAAGTTTTGGGAATTTATGGCAGAAAATGCTGATGGCATCCAAGATTTAGTTACCAAAGTATTCAAAGCTGGTGGAAGTTTTGTAGATACTTTTATTGGTGTTTTTAGAGATATTAAAAGAGGTTTTAATGCATTACCAGACGGAGCTAAAACAGGTTTAAAAGTTATAGGAGGTCTATTCCTTGCTACACAATTTCCACTTGTTGCATTAGTAGGTGCTATTGAAGATGTATTTGCAGCCTTTCAAGGTAAAGAAAGTTTTACAGAGGACGCTATAAATGCATTACTTAAATTTACAGGTACTGATTATAGATTTTCAGATTTAAGAAAAGGTGTATCTGATTTTTGGAAGTTGTGGACAGAGGGAGCAGATAGTGGGATTGAAAAAATAACACTTACAACTAAGATTTTATGTGATTTATTAGATGTTTTAAAAGGTGGAGCAGGAATATTACAAATGATATGGGGTGGAACAGTTGGTGCAGTTTGGGACTTCGGGAAAAATACATATAAGGCATTAACTGGTGATTTTGAAGATATGAATTGGGATAATTCATATGGAAATATTAAAGGTGGTTGGAATAGATTGTATAGTGCTGGTCAGCATATGAATGAAATAAGTAAAATGCACGATGATTACTTGCTTGAAGAAGCTACCAAAAATATAAAGAAACAAGCAGAAGCTGATGAATATAGAAGAAAAAATCAAGGAAATGTTGGAGTACCAGTTGAAAAAGATTTAGTAATACCATATCAACCTGTTAATTCTGATGTTGTTACCGATTTCAATAAGTTACTTGAGCCTAAAACTTTTGACAATAAAGTTATAGATAGAACTAAAAAAGCAGTAACAGCTAATCAAACAGTTAATTATAATCCTACTTATAAAACTGATGTAACAATTAATGAAAGCAAAGATGGGGAAAATAGTTTTGAAAATATAGTGAATTTTTTACTGAAAAAAGATAAAGAAAATTTAGAAAAAATGAAAGTACAAGCTGGAATGGGCTTTTTATTCTAGGAGGATATTATGAGTTTTTTCAAACAAGCAGTTAATATGGCTCTAAGTCTATTAGAAAATTCAAATCAAAGTTATATACAAGATATACCACTTGAAGTTATATCAGAAAAGACAAGAAGTTTACCAATGACATTACCGACTAAAAGAGTTGAGAATGGATTTAATATAAGTGATAGTGTTAGAAAAGAACCTATGATAATTAATATAACTGTTGTAGATAACAGCAGAGATTATTTATTGAATAGGGATAAATTAATGAAATTGCAAGAATTAGGAGAAGAAGTACAGTTTGTATTTTCTAACCGTGATACTTATGAGCATATGATAATAGAAAATATTGAAGAAATGGAAACAGGAGAGCAAAAATTTGGCTTTACTTATTATATAACTTTAAGACAGATACAAGTTGGGGAAATAAAAGAAACTGATGTAAAAATGGATAGTAAAAAAGCTAAGACATCAGGTGGTAAGAAGAAAAGAACAACAGCTAAAGTAAGTACTCCAACAAGTGCAGAAAAAAGTAAAGTAAATAAAGTTGTTGGTGAAACAAAAGATACAGAGAAAAGTTTTTTTAAAAATTTAGCTGGATAGGAGAAACTTTATGAAAGCAATAGAAATTGATGTAACAGATATAGAGAGTAGAGGAATAATAGCTGAATTACCTAATAATATCAATTTAGAGCTAATTTATAATACTTATGATAGTTTTATATATCTATCAATTTTAGATGGCTTAAATCAAAGGATAACAGGTTTTAATAAGATAGTACCTAATATTGATTTTTTAAGTTTAGTAAGAAATGAAACTAATCTTCAATTAAGATGTATAAAAATTAATGAATTTGCAGAAGAAAAAGATAAGATTACTCCTCAAAATCTTAATAAAGATTATAAGTTATTTTTAATAGGTGATGAATATGGCGAAGTTATGGAAGCAAGTTAGACTTATAACAATAGGAGAGATAGTTTTTGATTATGAGCAATTAGACATTGATTTTGAAGTTAAGTGTACTGATGATAATAAGAGCGATATAGCAACTATAAAACTATACAACTTATCAGAAACAACAAAACAAAAGTTAAAAGAAAATCAAGATGTTTCTATTGACGCAGGATATAGAGAATTACATGGAGTTATATTTAATGGAATAGTTGAAAGTATAACAACTTCAAGAGATGAAAATGATTTTATAACTACTATTGAAGCAACTCCAAACAATAGAGCTTATACGAATACTATTATAAATAGACAATTCAAAGCTGGAATTAAGGCAAGTGAAGTTATAAAGCAGATTGAAAAAATGTGTAATTTTACTATGGATATAAAGGAACTAGGAAAAGATACAATATATCCTAATGGCAAGGTATTTAGTGGAAGATTATCAAATGTAATCCAAATTCTTGCAAGAGATACTGGAACAATATCAAGGTTTACAAATACATCTATTGAGTTTAAGTTGCCTAATAAAGTCTATTCAAGTGTAATTCATTTAGGAGGAGAGCAGGGACTTATAAGAGTAGATAAAAAAATGGATAAGGCAGAAATAAAAAAAGATGAAAAAAAAGCAAGTAAAAATAGTAAAAGTAAGAAAAAAAGTAATAATAAAACATCTGAGAAAGGTAAACAAAAGTTTGATATTGAATGTTTATTAATTCCACTTATAAAAATAGGACAATTATTAGAAATTGAAAGTACAACTTTTAAAGGAAAAGTAGTTGTAAAAGAATGTGATTTCTCAGCAAGTGGAGTTGAAACATTTAGTGCAACAGCAACAGTAGAGGTGGTTTAATGATAGAAGTTATAAAAGCATTAATAGATGATAGTTTGAATGAATTACATACAAGTTTGCCTTGTAAGATAACATCAGTTAATCACAGTGCTGGAACTTGTACTGTGCAACCGTTGGCAAAAAGAGAACTATGCAAACAATTAATAAACTATCCACCACTTATAGATGTAAGATTAGATTTTCTTAAATTTGGTGGTTGGACTTTCCAAATACCTCGTAAAGTTGGAGATATTGTATGGGTTGGGTTTAGTGAAACAGCATTATCAGACGAAACAAGCCTTGAAAGATTTAGTTTGAATGAGCCTTATATCATAGGAAGTTGTGAAAAAGGTTTTGAAGATAATTCAGAAGATATAATTTTACAAGGTGCTGGAACTAGAATTGAAATTAAAGGTAATGGAGATATAACAATACTTGCTGGAAGTAATGAAACAACTATCACAAGTAATGTTACTTTAAATGGAGATTTAACTATAAATGGTAATACAACACAAACTGGGGATACTAAACAAATAGGAAATGTATCAATAACTGGTGGAGTTACAGCAACAGAAGATGTACAAGGAGCAGGTAAAAGCCTTAAAAGACATACACATACATATAAACCTGGCGACCAGATTCCAACATCTACAAGTAGTGCTGATTAGGAGGATAGATGACAAGCCCAAAATTAGATAAAGATTGTGAGTTAGTATTTGATAAAGGAGTATGTGAAATTGTTAGTAATGCAGAGGACTTAATACAAGCTATTAGAGTTGAATTAGAACAAAACAAAGGACAATTTGCATTAAATACTATTTGGGGCACTCCATATTTAAATGATACTAACACAGGTATATTACAACTGAAAGATAATAAAACAAGGATAATTCAAGAAGTTAGTAAGGTTATAAATAAATATGATGGTGTAGAAAATATTGAAAGCATTGAATTTGAAGATAATATTTTGGTTGCTAATATAAGAATTAATGGGGAGGTGTACACAATTTGATAACAGAAAAAGGTTTTATGGTGCCAACAATAGATGAAATATACACAAGAAAATTAAATGATTTTAAGAGTGTAAAGCCAGATTTAAGAGAAACAGATAGTAATATAATAATTGCTTGGCTTAGATTTGATAGTGCAGAAGAATACGATAGTTATTTACAAGCGTTATCAGCATTTAACCAATTATCAGTTTATACAGCAACAGGAACTAACCTTAATGCTATAACAAGTCATTTAGGTATAACTTGGAATAAAGCAAAAAAATCAGTAGGTAAGATTACAGTTACAGCTGAAATTGGGACACAAATACCACAGTCTTGGGGAGTGGAAACTAAATCAGGGGTTAAGTTTGTAACATTAAATACATCTGCTATTACAACAATTGAAAGAGAGACAGATATTGAAGTAATAGCCTTAAATGCTGGAACTGATGGTAATGTTAGTGCAGGAGCTATAACAGAACAAACTGAAATTTTAACTGGTGTGATTTCTATAAATAACAAGTTGAATACTCTTGGTGGTAGAGATTTAGAAACAGATACAGAATTAAGGGAAAGATATTTAAAAAGACTTGATAGAAAGAGTTCATTTACAACAGAGGGTATAAAAAATTATATACTTCAAAATACAAATGTACAGAAATGTCAAGTTATAGAAAATGATACAGATGATTTTGATAGTGATGGAAGATTAGCACATAGTTATGAATGCATATGTTATGGGGATACTAATGATAATATTTTAAAAGCTCTGTATGAATATAAAATTGCAGGAATAAGAACAGCTGGAGATATTACAAAAAATTTCGGTGAAATAACAGTAGGTTTTACGAGACCAACTGAAAAGACAATATATTTGAAAGTTGAAGTTGAAGCAATTAAGGAAATTTGGAAAGATGATTTTAAAAAAGTAATAAAAGATATTTATTTAAAATATCTTGATGAAGTTGAGCCAGCAGGAACTATTTATCTATATAAATTAATTGGAGAAATTTATAAAAATACAAGTGGTATAAAAACACTAAAACTCAAATTAGGAGATGTAAAATACAGCGAGAGGGAAGCTGATTATAAATTATCTACTAAGGAAGTTGCAGTAGCAAATGAAAATGATATAACTATTGAGGTTAATAAATGATTTTAAATCGTGTCCCTCATATATACCACAATACAGTATATTCTAAAAAAATGTTTGAAATAGCAGAAAATAAACATTTTAGAATAAGAAATATTTACAATTTAATTTCCAATTTCAATGATATAGAAAAATCAGAAGGCTATTTATTGGATTTACTAGGAAGTAATTTTAAAATTCAAAGAAATGGATTAAATGATATTGAGTATAGGAAAATACTAAAATTTGAAATAGCATTATTACAATTTTTAGGAAGTCCACAAGAAATTATAAGAATTTTATCAGAATATTTTAAATTGAATGAGAAAGAATTTAGAATACTTGAGCTATCTGGGAAAATTCTTATAAGTATTCCAGAAAAATTAGAAAAAAAAGAAGTTTTTAATTTGGTTAGAAAAATAAAAGGAGCAGGTGTAGGACTTGAAGTTATAAATGGAGTTTATATAGAAGATTATTTAATTTCGGAACTACACGAAATGACATTAGAAGAAATTGAAAAAATAACACTAGCAAGAGAAGAATACTATATTGAAATGTATAGTTTATCAGAACTTGAAGAAATGAGTTTAGAGAAAATAGAAAATATTAAAATTTCAAGGAGGTAAAAATGGCACAATGGATAAATGACCCACAAGGGAGAGAAGAAATAGAAAAGGTAACAAAGGAATTAAAATTGCCAGTTTGGAAAGCAAACTATAAAGGTAAATTTAGAGATTTTTGGAATGAATTATGGGATAAAATTGAAGATGGTTATTTAAGATTAAAAGAAAGTATTGCTGGAAAAGAACCAACCATTTTAAAAAAAAGTGGATTTAATTTAGATAAAACTGATAGTTTTGAAGAAGATGATACAAATAAACTAGCAACAGCTAAGGCTTTAAAAAAGTTGAATGATAATGTTTCTAATCATTCTCACGATGATAGATACTATACAGAAACAGAAATTGATAATAAATTAAGTGAAGATATTTTTCATAACACAGGTAAAGAGTATGGTGGAATTTTAAATTATTCAGGAAATAAAATTGCTGGAAAAACTTATTTTGACAATAACACTAAAAAATTGTTTTTATGTTTAAAAAACAATAATAATACTTCAGCAAATACAGAAAATTTTATTCCATTGGATAATAATTCACTTCTTGATAGATTGGAAAATTTATTCAATTTTAGCAATCAAAACGAAATCAATATAATAAAATTTTCAAATGTTGCAATTGTGTTTGGTACTTTTAAAAATATTGAGTTTAACAAAAGTACAGATATTGTTATTCCTGTTACTTTTAAGAATGTTAGTGTTATGGCAACTCCGTGGCATACAGGAACTCCTGGTAACTTGACTATTATGTCATACGGAGAAAAAAACAAAATAACAATCAGAGCTAATAATAACGGAACTAATCTAATAACAGTAAGTGGAACTTTTATAGCAATAGGGACTATCTAAATTATCTGTGTAATAATTTGCCCCATAAAGGAGTGGATTAATTTTTTTGTTTCATCTGTTGCAACAACTTTAATTCTATTATTCTCAATAGTTAATTGTCCAGCACTACCTTTATTACCAGTAATTGAAGAGAATGAATCCTTAACCTTGAAGTTTTGTATTGCTACATAATCGGGTTCCAAGTAATTTAAATCCATTTTTCCTGTTGATGAAATTGTTACTATAAGCATATTACTGATTTTTCCAATGCGAGCTATATATGTTCCTTTTTCTGAAAGTATTTCTTCTTTAAGAGTATATAGATTTTCCAATCTATACACAATTCAAATATCCATCTGTGATGGAACAGATAACATAAAATATTAAATTTTGAAAGGAGAAATTGATATGAAAACAATAAATTTTTATAAAAAAGAAAAATTGATATTTTCTGTTTATGCAGAAAGTTTAGAAGATGTTTTAAAATCGCCTCTATCATATTTACAAGACTATACAAAGGATATGATAATAACCGATGTACAGTATAAATATCCTATTTTTATAAATGGAAAATTAAGAGAAATGACAAAATATGAAATGGTTGAAAATGGTATAGAAGTACAACTTGAAGCTGGAGAGGTTATAAGAAATAAGAAGATTGTCAAAATAGAGAAGCCTCAAAAAAATGAAAAATATTTAAGTTGGAACAAAGAAAAAGAGCAATGGGAATATGATACAGAGAGAGAGCAAAAAGATTACTTTGACATAATAGATAGCTTAAAAGCTACCATATTAGAGTATGGGTTTGATTATAAAGTTGATGGAAAAGAGCACAGACAGAGATGTAGAGATAAAGATATAACTTTATTGGCTTCAAACATAACTTTTATGATGGCAGAAAAAACCGTTTATGGAAAAGAAAAAACTATAACTTGGTATTTTGAAGATAATTTCGGTTTAGAATTAGATTTACAAAAATCATTGGTACTAGCTAGTTTTGGAAAAACTTTTACTCAATCAGTTTATGATACAGAAAACTATTTTAAAACAGAGATATTGCCAAAAGAATTAACAAAAGAAGAATTTGAAGCTAAAAGAAAAGAAATACACATTAAATTGGCTAATATGTAAATAAAAGAGTTTAAATTAATTGGAGATAGTTTTTATAGCTTCATCTAATCAATAGCTTAAAACAGCAAATTACAAAGTCTAATTAATAATTTTTAAGAAAGGAGAATAATAAAATTGAAAGTCGCATTAATTATCGGACATAATCAAAGAAGTAAAGGAGCATATTCAAGCATAGTTGGTAGTGAATATGATTATTGGAAAAGAATAGCAGAAAAAATAAAAGGAAAAATACCAGAACTTGTTGATATCTACGAGAGAAAGCCAAATAAGTTTTATACTCAAGAAATGAATGAAGTTTTAAAAGAACTTAATAAGAATGATTATAAGTTCTGTATGGAACTTCACTTTAATGCAGCAGCAAGTGAGCAAGCCAATGGTTGCGAATGCTTAGTTTATTGTGGAAATAATAAGGCTAAGGAGCTAGCAACAGATTTTATGGCTAGATTGCAAAACAAGTTTGGTAGCAAGATAAGGACCAAAGAAAATGTTATAAAAGTAACTATGCAAGAAAAAAGAATTGATGGAAAAACTTGGGAAGAAGAAAGAAAAGAAACTACAAGAGGCTTAATTCTTGTGCTGGATAGCAAAACAAGAGGAGGCTATGGAATATGTAAGAGCAAAGATACTTATATCTTAGTAGAACCTTTCTTCGGTACAAATAATGAGGAGGCTTTAAAATTTTCTGTGGAAAGAGATGTTGTAGATTTATTTGTTAATTTTATAAAAGATAATATTTAATAAACAGTCTGGCCAGACAGTTATTATAAAAAATTTTTGCCCGGAAGAAGTTTAAAATTTTTGCCGGACAAGTATTTATGAGTATTTAAAAATTTTAGGAGGTAACGATGAAAGCATTTGTAGAAAGAATGGTTGTGGAAAAAGATGAATTACAAGACAGAGTAACAAAATTAGAAAATTTTGTAAATGGAGAAAACTTTAGGGAGTTAAAAGGTTTGGAGCAGGTTTATCTAAAAGAACAGCTAAAATTTATGAAAGGCTATTTAAGTGTATTAAGACAAAGAATTAATTTTTATAACAAATAACAGGAGGTTTAAAAATGAGAGATTTAATTAATCAAGTAGTAGGATATTTGGCAGGTTTTAGTGTAGAACAATGGATATGGATAGCAGTAGCAGGATTGATTTTGCTTTATCTTATTTACAATAGAAAACAATATGTAAATGTATTTAAACAATCAGTAATTTTTGCAGAAGAAAGTTTCAATCATGGGGAAAATAGAAAAAAATTAGAAGCAGCAGTAAACTTTATATTATTTAGAACTTCTAGTTTACCTTGGATAGCAAGAATTATAATCATAAAATTTATCAGTAGAAAAAGAATGATTGACATTATAGAAAAAACATTACAAAAGTTTTCTGATATTTTTGCAGCTGGTTATAAAGTAGATATAAAAGGTAATGAAGATGGAGAAAACTAAGTTATTAATTCATCCACTTTCTAATGGAAAAGCAGTTTTAATCCAGGATTATGTTTACTCTATAAATGGCTATGATATTAAGGTGTTTAGAGGTTTCATCACTGATGGAGCCTCAGTACCTAAATCATTACAATGGCTATATAATCCTTATGGCAAATACATTAATGCAGCAGTTATTCACGATTATTTGTACTCTACATACAATAATACAGGTATTAATCGTACTCTTGCTGATAAAATATTTAACTTTATTATGAAAGAAACTGGGATAGATAACAGGACCAGAAGAAAATTTTATATGGCAGTTAAATGTTTTGGTGAAACATCTTGGAAACCTAAGTTGAAGAATGAGGGATACAAAGATAGAGCTGTTATAGATAGGACCAAAGAAGCCAGAGAGTATTATAACTATTGGTATGATAAATTAAAATTATAGGGGTTGGTAAAGTGGTATTTTTGGTAAAATTAGGAGCATATTTTATAGCTTTTTTGATATGGCTAATTGGAGGCTGGGATACTCTTGCAAAAGTATTATTTGGGCTAATGTTTCTGGACTATTTAACAGGATTAATTGTTGGATACAAAATGCAAAATCTTAATTCTAAGAGAGCTTTTAAAGGATTAAGAAAAAAACTTTTAATTCTGGTTATTTTATGTGGAGCAAGTTTAATGCATAAATTAGTTCCAGATTTAGCATTTAGAACTCTTGTAGGGATGTTTTACTGTGCAACTGAACTGCTTAGTATAATAGAAAATGTTGCAAAAGCAGGAGTACCAATACCTAAGAAACTTAAAAAAGCATTAGAGCAGCTAAGAGAAGAAGATAAAAAAGAATAAATAAAAAAGTCCAGTTATTAGCTGGGCTTTTACTTGCAATAAATTTATTTTTTTTATATGAAAAAACTCCCTCTTTTTTGACATAGCCAACGAGTAGCCAACAAACTATAAAATTCTATGATAAAAACTATTTTAAATTATAGAAAAAATTGAAAAATTAATATTTCTATTGTAAAATATAAAAAGTGAAATGTGAAATTAATATGAAAATAAAGTTTTTCTTGAAATAAAAAAAATTACTATTTTAAAAATTATATTTTAACTGCTTGATAGCCATTATTGTTTTGTGAGCTCCACAAAGGCTCACTCAACAATAATAGACATCGCAGCAGTTTAGTTAAAAATTATTCAATTTTGTTTTCAAGAAAAACTTAGATTATTTATATGTAAATAGAAGTGTATAGGGAGTAGAAATGAATAAACATAGTTTTAATGTTTTAGAATTTGATAAATTAAAAGAATTGATTTTAGCGAATATAGTGATAGGTGACAATAGGGAAGTTATAGAAAATTTAGTACCATATAAAGATTTATCTGCACTTAATAACGAATTAAAAACAGTTAAGGACTTTATGGATTTACTTTCTTTTGATGGTGGTTTTGAAGCCATAGGTCTTAGAAATATCAATAGTCTTATGGAAAAAATAAAACTTATAGGGACTTATCTTGAAGTTGAAGAACTTTGGGATATAAATGTAAATTTAAGAACTGTAAGAATTTTTAAAACAAGACTTGATGAATTAGGAAAATACAAACAACTTAGAGAAACAATAGGGAATATTCCTAATTTAAGAGTAATTGAAGATATAATAAATAAGACTATCAATCCTGAAAAAGAAATAAAAGATGATGCTTCTCTTGATTTAAGAGATATTAGACTTCATAAAAAAACTTTAAATATGAATATTAAAAGAAAATTTGAAGAACTTTTTGAAGAACTATCTTTATCAAATGCTTTCCAAGAAAGAATAATTACAGAAAGAGATGGAAGGATGGTAACTCCTGTAAAGTATGATTTTAAAGGGCTTATCAAAGGTATAGAACATGATAGAAGTTCAAGTGGACAAACTGTTTTTATTGAG